TGCAACCTTCCATAGTAGTCCTATAGCAGTCGCTACTTGCTACGCCGTTCCATTACACAACCCCGGGTTCAGTCCAATGCGGGTCGTACAACACCACTAACTCACCCTTTCGAGCAAGTCTGGGTCCTCTCATACTAACCACCTGGTCACTGGGCGCAATTAAGCGTTCTATCTAGACGGCAAGAGACGCGATTAACAGTCTCAATACACCCACACGTTTTCTCATGTGGACCGTTACCGTAACGCCCGGATTTGAGATACGATCTTTCGATTATCTTACTCAAACCCAGGCGCAGTTGCTTTATGACGGAAAGACAACAGAAAACGAGATATGCAAAGAACAAAAAGAAAATCAAAAATGACAATTAAAAGATCTCATGTGCAAGGCCTTTCACTCCTTTGACGGCAGCCCCAATGTTTTTAATTGGGTCCTTCAACCAGTCAAAGTCCCAGAAAGATTCGGCACTGACACGAGCTGCACGAGCTACTGCCATCGGCACCCTTGCTGCTTCGGGTCTTAGCGTGCGCTCAGCCGTTCCGCGTCCAAATGACCTTTCAGCCGTGGGCACCACCGAAGTGGTATCCACAGGAGACTGAATGATCGAAGGGCGGAGGCGCGCAGCCATTCCCGATGCAGTTAGGATAGCATCCCTGGCTTGTGAATTCGGCAAGCAAATGTCTGTCGTGATGATGCCGGCTGCCTCAGTTGTCGGAATGAATTCAACGACGTGGGCATAGTCAACTTCAAGAACGACGCCGTCCTGGGACCCAACATAGTAGATGGCCAGTATGGCTTCCTCATCTGCAGCATTCTGAAGATCATAAGTTTCTGACGTTGAAGACGAAGAACCACCGTACGTAGCATTAGGATCGTAAGGAACGACCCAACGTGCTGGTGCGGTATTAACGTAATCTGTCAGAACGTCACGCATCCAAGGGAACACCTTCTTTCCAAGCACTTGTGCGCCAGTGTTGGTGGTTTCCAAGAAGACGCCTGGAGCAGGCAACGTGGCAGAAGACATCCTGAACTTGTCCGGTGAATCCGGAACATAGAACAAGGTCTTACTACCATTCTCACGGACTTGGTCAAGGCTGACATGAGAGCCACGCCCCAACCGCTCAAGGTCCACAAGATCCTGCTCACTCATTGGCACCTCATCGGCACGCCACTTCAACTGAAGGAAATAAATCTTTCCTGGCGACAAAAATGTGTTGGTCGGTAGGCCAATCACTCGAACGCGGACAGCACAAGCGGTAGTACGGTAAGCAGCTTGCAATGGCAACCAGCGCGCGAGCTCAGAGCCGTAGTCGTCTCCCCAAGCCACCTGATTAGGTGCTGGCGATATGCCAATTGGAGAGATAGTCGACACTGCTGAGGCAGGCGTTGGTGCAAACATGTCAAGTGCTGCGATACAACCAGGTGTATACCTGTAAACTCCATGGAGTGCTGCGAGAGTAGCACCATTCTGAATGGTGATAGCCTCACCAAGGTCGGTAACAGGAAGATCCTCGCTGTACGTTTGTAACCTAGTCCTCAAGAAAAACGACTTTATGGGAGCCGTTGACGAAGACGTCATGGTATACGTGCGATTAGCAAAGAAACCCGCCATGGCTGTGGGAGTAATCACCTCATCGGGGTACCGGGTGAAAAAGGAAGAGTCGACCCAAGGATTCATCATCACTGTGGAATACTTCTCAAGCCCATTCATGGAAACTGAAGAAGCCCCAGCACCAGCTCCGGGATACAGACCATCTGATCCCGAGGCAGCACTGGAAACGAAACTCTCGACTCGACGCTTGGGTCTGCTGGACTTGATTTTTCCCTTGGGCTTACGCTCTGCCCTCCGCTTGGTAAGGCGACGCTTGAGGGCTGTTTTACGGGCACTAACTCGAGCTCTGGCTTCAGCAACTTTCCGTCGCTGATTCAATAGCCTAGCTCTAGCGGCCTGCTTCGACTTTCCTCCAGGTGCTTTACTCTCTGCTTCGGCAAATTCAGCCTCAAGAACTTCCTCTCGTTCAACTTCCCCTTCAGGGTCACAAATCTCATCATAAAAATCATTATCAGAAATCTCACTGTACACAGAGTCAAGATCATCATCCGAAACTGGAGGCTCTGAAAAATTAGCTCTAGCGACCTTCAAACCGGCCACCTTCCCCTCAATTTCTGCCAACGCACGGTCAAGACCCCCCACCTGACGCATTCCTCACAAGGAGTTACGCGTCTATGGTTTCTTCTTGCCTAGCGAGAGGAGGAAATACTGTTCTCAAATTCTTTGGAAACAGCAGGTTGGTGAGCGGTATCGTTTGAAGTTCTGTCTGAAAGACTAAATGCAGAGGCTGATACAACGGAAGGGCGAACTGAGCCGTTCTAAGATTCGGATCTAAGTTATCAAAACACGGTCCCAAATAATCTAGAATTAGCTTCGGCGCCCCAGTATAATACAACTTCTGCGGCAAAACCATATGAATCAAGCGAACGGAACAAGCTGCATCAAGAATATGATTGCCCACATAAGCATGAGGCATTTGATGCTGCAAAGCCATTTGATACATTAAGGCGGCATGATCATGCAAACTTTTCGAGACCTTGAAACCATTTACGGACACCTTCCTGGCCAAATTAATTGCCTGCCTCTCCTGATTGAAGAGGACTCTGATGTACTTCCTGGTCTGCCTAGATTCTTCTACTTCAATTTGCGCTGACTGCAACCGCCCATGCACCGCCTGGTTTCTTCTAGCTAAGGAAGCTATCGTCAGGCCGCGCTCAGAGATTTCCTCCTGTTGGAGTATACTCTCTAAACGCAACTGATTGACCTCCTGTTGTTTCGCATCAAGTATCAAATAAATCCGATACATGCTGTAGAGCATGACAACCCAACACACAACCAACGTGATGTGCTTCCACCAAACCAACATGTAATCAAAGACTGTTTTAACCACTATGACGTGATTTTCAATCAGAACATTTACATTTATTGGCTGATAGGCTTCAGCAGAACCAGTGAAAAACCACAAGACAGCGAAGCGAAGAACATTATTGAAGTAGTTCGGCATACTCCTCATCGTCGGCCTACTATCCAAGTGCTCTACTGTCGTATTCGAATATCGTTTCTTACAGTCACCAAGACTCATCGCTCTTCTATTCGGCCACCTTCGGGCTTGATACCCTACTAGCCATTCGAAAAACACCGAATCCATCGCTGTTAATACTTTGAATCCTTCAACAACCTCGAACATTTGGTCTTCGTCCAATTTGAGGTATGCCAAACTCCCAACCATCTTCCCTCGTGGTTGACATGGTGCGTACAAACGCTTGCCCACATCGCTCAGCACGTGGAATGTATTCCCTAAAAAGTGAATGCGTTTGTGTGGGTCGGCGGACGGAGGCAGGAAATCTTCGGTTTCTAACTCGAGTTGCATGTTCAGGTCTTTATAACCATCAACCAGCATCTTCGTAGTAAACCATTCCTTCGCAACCCCTTGCACGCCATTCACACTATCATCGCCAAAACACTTAAACCGGAAAAACTTATCCATGTATAGATTGAATTCGCAAGTTATGCACATCATCCATGCTTGGGCTTTTGTAAGGCCGTGCTTGAGATAGCCACCTTCCAAAAATCCTTTCATGACACTATACGTAGAGCCAACACCCAAATCATCAGTGTTACCGTCGGCGGTCAGCAAATGTCCACTCCCTACTCCGCCTACAAATACCTGGCGGAAACCGCGAGGATCAATACAGACACGAGTGGAAGAGGCCTGGACGTAACGCTTGATTGCAACATGTCTCCCACGAACATTCGCCACTTTAGCGCAAGCCATTGCAGCAAATATATTCGCAGAAATCGGTAGTTGCCCGCTGTCCTTAGCCGATACGTCTCCGTTCACTAAATCAAAAGTATTATATCCTTCAACTAGAGCTTGCATGCCCCCAGCAAAAGGCGAAATTCCTAACTGAGACATTTGAGTATCATCGATGAAGAGACGATGGCTTTCAGCAAGGTAGGGTCCAAGAATCGCAATGCCAGCAAGCTGACAAAGGATATTCGTAGCAGAGATCATTCTTGTTTTCTTCTGCTCGACCTTCTCCTCCTCACGTAGTTCCACCTTCAACGCAAGCGCCACCGGCTCCTCAAACGCCTCATTTGCGTCCAACCATTCTAGCAAATGTCCTTGCCATTTTGATCGGTCGCGATAAGCAGCGAAATCAGCGGTGATGCCATTGTAATACTCCTCACAATGGTACTCATTTGAATGCCCACAACCTAAACTACACTTCGCATCCAGCCACTCGCCCTTCTTATTGAAGTGAGTCGACGATCTCATCGGCTCGCCGACACTTTTATCTCTTCTGAGACAGGTGTCGATAGCGACCCGCGCAGGCCACACCTCGGAGCAGAGGTGCGCCTTCAAGCAACGGGATTTTCGGTCGGCGTAGTTTTTGACTGCAAGCTCCAGAACAATTAAATCAATACCCTCAGAAACAGTCTTCCCATACTTCTCAATATTTCGATCCAACAACGTGTAATCTTGAATAGCCGGCTTAAAGGAATCAAATGCAAGAGCGTTCTCAGCGCAATACTTGACAAAGTTCGAATTCAGTTCATACTTGGTGTCCCTTGCGGGGCCTTGTTTAAACTTAATATCGCTCTCCATCGTTTTCTCAAGCACGAACACCCGTTTCGCATCATAATCTTTTACCGTCTCGTCGAGAAGTCCGGGTACTTCGTCGACGAGACGTCGAATTTCCCCAGCATTGTCAACATGGCTATTATATCAATCACGATGTTTACGTGGATGGTACCGGCAACAGCATCTTCAATCTGTTTCGTCCCAGCATGGATGCCGAGAAGGCCATTATTACCGCCATTCAAGTACCAAGACCCGCACATCCCAGGCTTGCCCTTCGAAAACACTTGATGATAAACTCCTTTCCATACATACTCCCCATCACTAGCTTTGAAAACGATCGGATGTTGTCCGTCCTTATTCATTGCTTGATCATAGAGGGTAGTCGAAATTTGAGTATTCGAACCATCATAGCTCACGAATTGGCCAAACTGATAGCGCGAAGGGTCACGAGAAACTGCGGGAACTTTAGTCGCAGACGGGAAATTGCCTTTAGCGGTGGTGACGACCAAAACGGTAGAAGCAAGCGCGCCTTGTACAGGCTCACCTATCTGCTCAACCACTATTAGATCATCACGCTCGTAAACCTCCCCAGTTTGCCTAATCATCCTCCATTGATTGTACTTCTTCTCACTGAAACCACTATCAAGCGGTAAAATCACGCAAGTTCCAAGCTGGAACGCGCAAACAGTGTTACTAAAGTCATTTACACCATATTCAATCTTGAACGGGATGTAAT